CCCAAATTAACTGGTATGGATCCAGGCTGTTTACAGCTTTCCAGAAAAATGTAGTACACTTAATTAAGGAACTGCTCCAACTCTGGTATGTCGAAGTTTCCTAATCTAATCTGGCTGTCGATATAATAAACTGATTCTTCATCTAAGCCATTCCTTGGTAATTTATCTTCTCCAAGGCCATCCTTATACAATGACTTTACAAATCCAAGGTGACATTCTACACATTTTTCAGTGTAAACTATGTTTGCATCACTATAAGATAAATCTTTCATCCAGTCATTATAATACAAATCATGGGACGTTAATTCTTTCAACTGCTTAACTTCACCACCAACCTGTATAACTTGTGTTGGTTCTTCATAGAACCAATCGTTGTATGAATCGAATATAGGTAATCCAATGCACCATTTACGATTAGACGTGTAAATAGCATACCTTAAGATCTTTCTTTGATCATCAGTAAGGTGCACAGCTTTCCGTGACCACGCAGTTAAATTTAAAAAACGTTTTAATTGTCTAGTTATATGATATGTAGCACAACCTTCACAATAATACGTTGCTGTTGAACAAAAGTCAATATCTTCAATACCACCATACTGTATATATTTTGCTATTTGTCCCAATCCAAATTCTTCGACGTACGGGTCTTTAGTAAAAACGCGAAAAAAAGCTGCTTCATAAGCTTGCTTTAAATATGGCTGCAAGAACACTACGGCGTCATCACCTTTTACAATGAGCATATATTGATCTTTATTCAGCTTCATTCCATGCTCAACTATAAACCTCAAATAAAGCACCATTCTCAACGTATTCATCAAAGTTGTGTCACAATTACCACTTTTAGTTGTGCCTGTTACATTGCACCTGCCATGTGGTATAGTTCTACCTTCTTGATATTCAATCAATAACAATGGTGAAGTCTCACGAGTTGAATGAAAATCAACAACCTCTTGTGATATCCAATATGCAGTGTTCATAGTGTTGTAAGCTTTGTATATCCTATTATCTACCAAATTTTTAACCCACTGCAACTGTGTTCTATCAAATCCAGCACCATCACTCTGGGCTGTGAGTGTTAAGCCACGTATTGCACATTCTTTATATAGTGCCTGTAACTCATCCCAGTTCTTACCACCACAATAACCAAAAAAAGAACTAAATTGCTGTTCCATTGCGTACACTATGGGTCCCATTGCAAGTTTGTGTTGAGTGTTAGGTCCACAAACACACCTACATTTGGGTCCTTTAATACACTTGCCTATCTTTTTGTCCACATCGATCGGCTGTTTTTCTGACTTGACAAATATTCTATAAACCAGTTCATTTTTTCCACAGTCAACATATGAGTCAATCTCATCCTGCTGTTTTTTTGTTAAGTGGTTGTACCATATATTATAACTTGTATAAGTGGTCTGAATCAGTGGCATAATTTCCCTTTCAAATATCCCATCAAACCATTGTGAGAATTCTCGCATCATTTCATCAGTAGCTATGGGGACACGAGTAACTTGTCTCTTAATTGCGTGATAATTGTTAACTAAACAACTATGATATACCAACACCTTTTGCGACTGCACGAAAACTGGTGCTATTGAAACTAAACCGACTCTAGGTAATACTGTACAAGTATTCAGAAACTGTTTATACTGTGTCTCATTCATATCAGCTTGTATATCAACTTTCCACTGGTGATGTTTAGCTACTGGATCTTTGCACTCTGCATAATTTAGCATAGTTGCACATGTTGTTAATATTTCTATACTTTCATATATTTTGACCTGCTGTCCAGCACGCAAATCTTCACTATTACACAAATTTACTGATCGGATTTCGGTTAACGCCAAACCGATAAGCACACCACCGATTATTATTACACTAATCATAAATGCGTTGATCATGGCCGCTAACATTTGCGTTTGTTGTTCGACATCTCTATCTCCCTGATCACCAAATGAGTAAGCATTTACTCCAAACGGGTTACTCTGCGACTCCTGTATTTTTTCAAATTTATGTGTACTTAGGTATTGTTCAAAATCCTTGGAGAATTCTTCTTCAGTAATCATGTCATCATTATCAACATATAAGGCGTGTTTAGCGTCAGGCAATTCATAGTTCCTATGTTGTAGGCTATTATCGTAAGCTGTTTGCAATAAATCATTAGTTGCTGTCACTCGCATACCTATGGTTTGTATGTGTATGCCTACACCAGCTATCATTGACTGCACCGAATCAGTTTGCTGTCGTATTCTGTCAGCATTGACAGTTGCAACTTTATCGTTGTGCAATTTCATCTCGTCCATCTCTATACGAAGTGATTCGCGCAATGTATCAGTTAATAACTCAACATCTATGTTGACATGCTTAACCAACCGAGAATTAAAAAAAAACCGCAACTGAACACTATATGTAGCTGTTATGACAATTAACACAATAAGTAACATTATAGCTGTATAATAATATGCATATTTATTGAGCTTGTAGTGATTTTTTACCTCATTTATTATATCTGTGGTACATATTAAATAAAACATGACAGTACACAATCTTACAGTGTTATAACATATAAATTCAAGATCACTAACGGTAGTGAATGAATTATAAACTGTCATAATTAAAATACTATTAACAATCCTATGGATTGGTAAATAATTTCCCAAAGCTTGCTTAACCCTGACTACTCCATCAATTTTGACATGGTGAGCAAAATCTAACATTATGACTTGACTAAAATAGGTTAGCAATTTTAGCATCAACACCAAGGTTACAAAAACCCCTTGTGTATTCCGCAAGAAATTAATGACGTCGACAAACTGATTATAATCAACGAAAAACAAAAACAAATTAATATTAGTTGTAAATGATATTGCCATATTCATTACCACACCACACATAAAGAAAACCATAATGTTAATTATATTATTTGCCACAAATTTTTGTGCTCTCTCTTGATAAGTAAGGTCAACCAAAGGTAAATATAATTGATCTTTGAAATCGTTTATGGTTTCAACCATCTGCTCGCTAGCTAGGACAGCAACATCTTTATACAACTGCTCTGTTTGTTTAAGTGCTGTGTAAATCAATGGTGCAATAACTTCAATCTTTGCACCATACTGAGATAAATGTGTCCGAACTAAAGACATTAATAATTCTTGTGTCACTCCTCCATTTGTCTTAGGCAACCCTCGTATGATTGCGTTAACAGCGCGATTAATGTCTACAATATTAATCAACTGAGATGTCCATCGTGTTGGCTCAATTGTAATAGTTTGTGGTTTTTCAGTTATATTGTCATACTCAGTGTCCAATGCAAAATCAGTCAAAGTAAAAACCTTGTCAGCCACATACTTGTAATAATTGTGCCCTGCCTGTGTCTTGATTGCATACACTGCACCATTCAACATTTTATTGTTGTCGTAAGTATATATCAGCTCTGATGTGGCTAACTGCTCTTTTAATTCAATGAGCGTATTTGTTGCATCAACCAACATCGTTGGAGTTGTGATTGACTGGTTTTGTTGCAATAATTCATCACGATATTTCTTTAATTGTGCACTCACGTCATTGACAACCATTCTGGTGCCTACATTAACTGCATTGGTTATCTTTAGGGCAATATACTTACTATTGCCAAAATTTACTGTTTGTAACACTTCTAAATAATATGCAACTGATATATCTCCAATGTTATGTGCGAACACGTTTGAAACCATCCCATTATATAAATCATCATTCCATCGATGTATTGGGTGTTCGTACAATTCATTATTCCCCATAGTTTGCATTGCTATATGGCTGCCTACTCTACACCATTTGGCCTCCAATGCATTTGCCGTTGAAATATAACCTTGTTGCACCATAGGGTTGAACACATGAAAACATGTAAGTATTGACGCAGCATTATTCGCTGCAATATTATGCAAAGCAAAATCAAGTGTTGCCCCATAATAACTAACATCTACCATAGTTATAGCTGTCTGCGTAAACCTTTTATTTTGAACAAACAAATTAATGTGTTGACAAAATTCCCCTGCCATAAATAAATTGCAATCACAATAATGTCGATCTAAATATTCAGATTGTTCACGACTCAATGTAATTTTTTCATGCGCAACGGCATCAGCAAACTTGTGACACCGAGTAATATCTGCATTGGTTATACAAGGCCGATTGGAGAACACATGCTGTCTGGCTAGCTTAATTGATCGGGCACCTGAACAAATATCTACAACCGCAGTATTCCGAGTATGCATTATAATGATTTGCTCAAACAACTTTCGGACTAGTGCGGCAGTGAAATGTTCATGTTTAACCTGTTCATCAATAAATTTAAAATTGAAAGGCAAATGTTCAATATATCCCCTGGAGCTAGTTAATGCAGTAAATTCTATCTTCTTATCACAATTGACTTCAAATGCGGCTGTCATATTCAAAGTCCAATTTGACACATTAACCTTAGTCTTATTAGCACGTTGTAATCGCATATTTTCAGGCAGTAGATTATTTGAGTCTCTACCATTATTAGCTATAAGGGCTGTTGTATGCTCTGGGTCAACGATTGTGTGTTGTGACGATCTGGTATCACGCTCAACTATCACACTACGCTCAACATACACATCTGCTACTTCTCTGATGGCCGTAATTTCCCTTGATTCAGACAACAAATCACTAAAATTTTCTCGCTCTTCACCAATAGCGACTCGAATGACCTCAATATCATCATGACCAGCCTGCATTATATAATTGACCATATTGACCATAGGGTCATAAAATATACCTGGTTTACTGAAAGATCGCGTAGTCATAGTTAAACCAGGCAAAACTGGTTGATGCATGTCACAATCGAGGTTAGGACATTGCCCACGATGCTGGGCGTGATTCAACCTTTGCATGGAATGTGAATGTACATATACCATGTTACATCGATTACACACATGAGCATGTAATATTTCGTGTCGAAGCACACCTGCCACTTGCACATCAAGGTTTTCTATTAATACTGCTACATCTGCAGATGCAAAGGCAAACAAACCTCGAAAATAATTTCTGGTTAGACAATTTGTTGCGTTAATACGCTCAATATGAAAGTCTAACCTATCTATCAATCTAGGTGAGATTAAACCCCGTTGAACAACCGGACGCTGTTCTTCAAGATAATCCATATCACTAGATGATTGTAATGATAATAATTGACTATAAAAATCATTTATTT